TCATCTTCATCTTCGTAATCTTCTTCTCCTGGATCAGTTTTGGATTTGTCTCCTTTATTACCACCAAGTGTTACATCATCGTAATGTTCATCCGTTTCATCTTCATCTTCTGGGTAATCTACACCACCATGAGTTTTGGACTTATCATCTTCATCTCCACCCCAAACGACTTTGTCATATTTTTCATCTACAAATTGAGAAAAGTTTCTAACATAAGATTCATCAGCCTTAGCTTTATCTTCTTCCTTCTCATCATGTTCTTTATCCTTCTTTAAAGCCTTAATTTCCTCATCATCAGATTTAACTGCTCCTTTATAGTGAGTCACTCTTTCTTTGTTATCTTCATCATCTACTTTAATGTCTCCCTTATCTTCATCTTCATCTCCTTTATGTTCATCATCTTCTCCACGCTTTTCTCCATCATAGCCGTGTTCGGCTAAAGGATCAGCTGAAGCAGCTACAGGAACTCCGTAATCTTCAGGTTCAGTAGCATCATCAGAATAACGAACCTTTTTAATTACTGTAGAGGTAGAGGAATCTCCATCTTCTTGTATAAAATCTTCAAATGTTTTTATTCTCCTAGCGGCTTTAACCTCATCTTTATCAACTTCTTCAGGATCCGGAACATCATCACTTACACCTGCAGGTGGAGGATATCCTTCTGGGTTATCATCTTCTTCAGGATCATTAATTTGTGGTTCTTCTTCTTCCTCCCCAATTTCTTCTTGGGAAATAGGAACTTCTCTACCAGCATCTTCATCATCTTCTTCAGCTGGAACTTCATCAGTAATTTCTTCATCTGGGGAAACTTTAGTTTCTCCCTTAGATTCGGGTTCAGCATCAGGTTCACTTAGCTCTAATCCGTCATCTTCAATTTCATCAGCCGTTGCTTCACCATCTCCTACTTCCTTTGGAACGGACTGACCAGCTGCTCCTACTTCTTCATCTTCTTCTTCATCATCAAATTCTATGTCAGCTTCATCGACTTCACCTTCATCTTTAGTAACCTTATCGGCAGCCATACCTTCTAAGGATCTTGGGACTCCAGTCTTTAAGTCTTGTTTTTCAATTTCTTCAGCATCATCTTCACTGATGTTCTTCTTTTTAGGAATATCCTTTAATAAGGATTCTAATTTAGAAAGGAGTTTCTTTTCTTTTGCGATCTCATCCATGTTACTGTACCCTAGTTTCTTGACAAGATCAAGTATACCCGCACCGTATGAGTTTGTTAAAGATTCTAGGAGCGCAGTATTATCTTCTTGCTCTAGAATAGCGGAGAATTTTTTAAGTGGTTTCATACTTTTAGTTTTCTTTTTTTTATATATTCAACTCCTATGTCTAATATATTATACTTCAAAATCTTATAGATTGTACTTCACATGGAAACTTTTCTTCCTTGTATATTTTCCTTCTTACGATGCCATGACGATACACATAATTAAGCCACTCTGAACCTTCATTTGTATATCTAAAGTCATCTACAAAATCATATATCTTAACATGAGACTTGGAGTGATGTTTTCTTAAACCTCTTCCAATACTCTGTCTTATTATCACTTCACTCTTGAAACTTTCAGTAAAAAAGATATTGTGGATGTTCTTAATAGAGATACCAGTTGAAAAGGTACCGTAACTTGCTACAATGATTACATCTTCATTGTTTTCCATGCGGTGTTTGAACTCTTCACGGATGTCTTTATTAATACTACCATCTACATAATAAATCTTCTTATCAGTAGTTTCCCTTAGTTTATTATATATTTTCTCTCCATAAGCTATCTTATGAAATAAGACTAAAGAATTGGTGTTTGCCTTTCCTATAACTTTAGAAATAAAATCTAACCTCTTATCACTTTGGTTTATGAAATTTTGTTCTAGGTTAAATAAGTTCTGCCTATCCTTGTAATTACGTGATAATTGCCAAAAGGCGTCCTTCTGTTCTTCGGTCCCATATTCCAATTGAAGTTGTATAACTTTACAATTTGAAATGAACCCTTCCTCTTGTAATTGAGCTGCTTTAATTTGTATAACTAAAGGTCCCATTGCTGACATTAAAGTTAGCCTATCAACAGTTCCTCTTTTTGGGATTGTTCCGGATAAACCAAAACGATAATCACAGTGCCAACATTTGTCCATTATCTTTTGTATAGAAACTGCTTTAGCTTTGTGGGTTTCATCAACCATAACAGCATCAAATTGTTCAAAATACTCAGCATCTTTTTTAACTAAAGACTGAAAGGTACCTATCACAATGTTAGAACTTTTCCTTATCTTTGCTCCCGCATAAATTTGTTGAATTCTTAAAGGGACTCTACTTTGATAATTATACTGTTCAAAGTCGCCTGTTCCTTGTACCACTAATTGGACATTTGGAACCACTATCAATATCCTCTTCTTTCCTAAAACTTCCATAAGATAAGCAACAATCATGAATGATATTAAAGTCTTACCAGCAGAAGTAGCTAATTCAGCCAAACACCTACGATACTTCAGTATTTTAAAAGCAGCATCAATTTGATATTCTCTAGGTTTAAAGTCTGGGTGTTTATCAAAGAAATCAGAAACCCATAACCTAAAGTCCTTTTCATTAATTTCTTTATCAAATATATCCGTCACACCATTTATTCCAAGAGGTAGATCATATTGTTTACAAACATCCACAACTTCCTTCCATAGACCAGCAGGTATCTTATTTCGCTTAATAAAAGATATCGTCCCATCCCACACTTTCTTTTTAACCAAAGGGTGGAATCTCCATCCTTCTATTCGTTTGGTTAAACTACTTTTCATCTGTTCATATTCCATTTCAGTACATGAATCGATGATTAAGAATTTTTTATTTTCAGCTAATGATAATTCCATCATTACATATTATCTTCCAGATGTATTCTATTTCGTATAGCAAAAGCCATGTTATCTAATGTTCTAATGCACTGATCATAATAATCAATGTGAGATTCTATTAATTCTATTTGGAATTTAAGAGGGGCTAAGTCTGCTTTAATGAATTGTGCTTTTTCTCCATTTGTTAATTTAATATCATAATCTATGGTGTAACCTCTATAAGCTTCCTTGTAATACTTATCCCATGTTCCTTTCCTTTTAAAAACTATGCTTTTAAACTCACTCACTTTGTCCAAAAGAATTTGCCTATAGGATAGCATAAATACTTGACACTCGGCTAATTCGTGGTAATCTTTGCTTTGTACAATGAGTGTTTTGATCTTATCCTTCCATTCTGTCCTATCTTGGATAAGACGCTCTTCTAACCTCTCATTAGCTTCTATTATTTGCCCCATCTTTGCCATTAAAATATTCCTTTATCTTTTTTAGGTTTTCTTAAAATATTAGTTTTAGGTTTGAATTTTTTCTTAGGTTCCCCCATAGAAAAGGTGCTCCTATCTTTAATCTTTTTAACATCGCTTTTAAACTTAGGCATAAGCTTAAGCCTTTTCTTATTAGTCTCTATGTCATCATAGAAACTTTCAAGCTCTTCCTGTTCATTTACAAATTCTATAAAAGTTTTAATCATAAGAAAACTATATCCATAGGATCATTACTAAAATAATCATCAATTACATCTAAGCAACCTATCCTTTCTTTATATTCAAATTTAATAAGATCATTAAGATCTTTTATCTTTTTGTTTTTAATTCGATGCTGTTCCAAAAATTTACTCCACAAAAATATTTTTTGCCCGTTCTTAATTTTTTCTATCATCTTTATCTTACCTTCTCTATCATTATCTAACATATAACGAGCGGTAGGAATTTCATCAAAATCAACGATCTTCTTTTTAACTCCTGTTAAACCTATAGAATTGTTCATGAACAGCGCATCTATGGGTCCTTCAAATATTGTAAAGTCCCTTCCTAAGTCTACCCTTAAAATACCAAATAGCATTGAAATTTTATTTATAGCATCAACCTCTTCATCAGGTAAATTTAAGTATAGCCCAAGCCTCTCATAAATTCTTTGAATATTCCATGTCTTATACTTAGGACCCTTACCTTCTAAATCTCTTGTTTGAAATCCTACTATTTTTCCTTTAGCATCTAAGTTAAAAACATAAAGTTCTTTCCTCTTAGGATCAAATCCAAAATGTTCTAACTTATGGTGAAGTAGCCTACTCTTTAGGTAAGGATAAGCACGATAGGTCAACTCATTAATTGGATAGATATTAAACCCTTTACACAGTTCATCAAATGATAATGATAATTCACTTATCATTTCAAATAAGTAAAAATCTAAACTCTCTCCTAAGCTAAAGTGGGCTTTGTTTTCTTTAATGTAGTTAAGAACATTAATTCTCTCATCTCCTTCAAAGTTTTCTTCAAAATCTATAAGAAAGTTATCAAGTGATTTATGTTCACTACAGTTGTAACAGTGAAAGTACAGATCATTCCAATAAAGGTTACCTCTCTTCTTTCGTTGTACACTAGTAGAATCACCACAGTAAGGACACGCAAAATTAAGTCTTCCTCTACTTTCTAAGTACTGTCTTTTTTCTGTGTGACTGTGGTTACGATAAAGGACCCGAGCTATTTTTTCAATAATTCGGGCCCTTAAATCTGAAGATATTGATATCTCTTCTGTCATTATCTTATAGGTCTAAACCCGCAATAAAATCATCAAGATTATCATTAGACTCTGCCGCAACAGCTTCTACCTTTGGTGCTTCTTCTTTCTTTTTTGGTGGAGATACTTCCGCAACAGTTTCAGTTGGGGTTGTTACCACTTCAATAGAATTTCCAGGAGATGTATATTGTGAAAGTACATTAAGTACCTTTCCTCTAATCTCATCGTTCCATGCAGAGTATTCAAAGTTACTTAAATCTGGTGCATCTTTAAGATATCCCAAAATTGCTTTTCTTGATTCGTCTGTGTTAGTAACAGCCTCACCTTCTAAAACCATAGCACTTTTAGTGCCTTGGAATTTTGAAGAATCATAATTTGGAAATCCTCCTTTTTTAGAAATTACCAATTCAAAGTTCTTTCCTTCAAAAGGATCAAACACCTGAGTAGGCTCATCGAATTGTGGATTCAATTCCTCTTCAATTTTTGTCTTAATTTTCCAACCGAATTTGTAAACTTTAATCTGTCCTTCTAAATCTCGATTTTGTGGATCTTTTACGATTTGAACAAGAGCATAGAAATTTTCTCTTCTCTTTAAAGACTCAGACATCTTTTTATCAACTGCTGATTCTGAATTTCTCAACTTAAAGAACATGTCCTGTACTGGACATTTATCACCTACTGTTGAGGGTGAGTCAGCATAAAAACCATTCCCGTCTCGGTCTTCTAACCAATACACGAATTTTCTGATAAAAGGTTTTCTGGGATTTGTTGGGTTCGGTAAGAACCTAATTAAAGAGCGGTAAACACCGTCTTGTCCTTGATCTGGTTTAGGAGTGTATAAATCGCTTCCTTTAGAAGGAGCTTCTCCAGTGTCTAAATCATTTACACTTACATTAAAAATGTCGAATTCATTTGCCATAATATTGCCTTTTTTTATGTTATTAATTTTGGATTAACACATAGCGAAGCCATAATTGAATTGCCTTAAAAACTGCCAATTTACTTGCCTATGTTAATGCCGTTTTAGCAAAGGTACTAATATTAGTTCCTTTGTTTATTATATATTCACAAAGATAGTTTGTTTCACTCAATCGAAAGATTTTTTGAAATTATAGCGACGACATCATTTTCTTTGATATCATAGTATTTTTTACCATCATGCTCAAACTCTTCACCTGCTAAATCATGAAATAAAATTCGCACGCCTTTCTTGTAATCTTTGTCCTCTATCTCACCTCCTACTGATACAATAGTTCCTGTATAAGGAGGAGCACACTGCCCTTCCTTTTCAATAAGTACAATACCACCATGTGTAATTTCATGGATATCCTTGGTAAGAATGATATGATTATTTAAAGGTTTAATTTTTTTTTAAAGTTTTTTTCTTGATAGTGAAACAAATTTAAGATTCACCAATATAAAATTTAACTAAAAACCCGAAAGAAATATATTTTAATTAGCTTTAAGTATTCCTGTCTTAACGATGAAGTAAGCATCTATTAAATCATCCAAAGGTTTTGGTATCTTTTCTGAGTAATCTTTACCTTGTACATATTTCCACAATTTAGTTTTTTCTAATTGTTTGTCTGCTAAGACATTCTCCTGAAAGGCTTTAATCATATAATGTTTGTTAGCATTTCCTTTCCCAGCAGTCTTCTTTACATGAGATGGCTGAAATACAGAAATTTTATCTTTACCCCACAGGGTCAATAGATCTTTTCTTAAAAAAGAATTATACTGAATGATGTCTATAAATGAATTACCTTTAGACCCATAAGAAAAACCTTCTAAGTAAATCTCAGTATTGTACCCCCACTTCCTTAAGTTACCACAAATGAGTTCTGATAGTAATTTAGCATCTCTCATTTTTTCACGTTCTCTTAACAAAAAATCCTTACTTTTAACCTGCCTATTGTAAAGAAGAGAAATAATAGTATCACTCTCATCTAAATCAAAATGTAATGTAAAGGCTTTAAGTATTTTCTTTTGAAGAGAACGTCCACCATAATTAAAGAAAGATATGAAGTGATACCCATCTTCATCTAATATACAGACTCCTGGGCTGTTGAGAGAAAAATCAATTCCGATATGTGTCATAAAATTAAATGCGTTTACCAAGGGTTGCTCCTAAAGCTGCTCCAACTAAACGACTTGTTAAAAGATCATAAAATACACCCTTCTCAATACCTAAAACTTTAGCTATCATCTTTCCCACAGTTTTTCCTAAAGCAAACCCAGTAAGAGCTCCAAAGATAGAACCTAACACTCCTTCTTCGATAATCTCATTCATTGAATTTTCTAAGTCTTTTCCATTTTTATGATCTATCATTAGTCGATCAACTGCTTCGTCAACTATTCTTTCTTGGTCTTCGGTCCATGCTTCAGCTTCAATCATGTATTGTTCAAAAAGTTTAGAGTCGGTGTTATTATTTAAATGTTCTAAAAATGTTTCCATTGTAGGTTTGTTTTTATATTTATTAGTCTGTGTTAATGACGATTTCTAGAGCATTATACGTGAATCCCATATCAAAGGTTTGAAATTCAACTGTATTACTAGAAAAATTGAGGTCCAAAGGAGATAAAGAAGAAAGTAACATTCTATGCATACGGGCAGTTACAAAAATATTACCTTCTGCATCCATCATCTGTAAACCAACACCTTCTGGTACATAAGGCATTTTACCATCTTGGACATAATAGTAATCAAAAATTTCTACAGACATCCAATAATTAACATAACCATCAAATGCTTGCATTGTTATTGTACATTCTTTAGGATCCCGTGTTGTAGAGATAGGTAAACTACTTCGATATTTTCTAACATTTCCAGGAAAGTCTGTTTGTTCTACTGGTGTAAATGCAGGACCTGGGAGATTCATTGACTGAATGCCATAGTTTAAATAATCTATGGGTTCTGTTATCATGTTCCCAGGCATCTTATTTAAAAAGGGTCTGTATTTATCCGCTATTACTTTAGGAATAAAGTCCCTAGGTAAATTAAAAGCAAATTGATTATTTCTTGCACTTATTAACATTTCTTAGATATTATATTGTGCTTGAGCCTTAATTTGTGCTTGTACTTCAGGTGGTATTGCAGTACCAATACCTGAAAGCAAATTTCCACCAGCAGAATCACGAGAACTTGCAAGTAATTGTTCTAAGTTTTGCTGGGATGCGGCTTGTGTGGCGGCAGCGGCGGCAGCGGCTGCTTGAGCAGAATTTACTTCCTTATTCAAATCATCTATAGTGGAAGTAAGTTTCTTAATCTCACCTCGTAAGTTATTTACCAATGCCCAAAGTCTATTACCCTCTTCTTTAGACATGCCAAGGTCCACCTCTAATCCCATCCTCTCTTCTTGTAAAAGTATGATCTCCGCTGTACTCTTTTCTGCTAAATCATCATACTTAGATTGCATTGTTGCAACAGAATCTTCGGTAAAGGATAAGAATGTTCCTTGGTATAAAATAGATTGATCCGAGGGTGTCCCATCTTCACTAATCATCTGACAAGATACATAAAAATTCTTGTTATCTAAAGCAAGTATTTTTTTAGAATCCGACTCACTTATCCTGAATAAAACCTGACCTGCTGATAAGTCCAAATCTTGCACATTTGTATAATAAGGAATCCTAATTTCATCAGTCTCCCCAATGAAACTTAAAAAAAGGCTCCCTACATTACTAAGATCCATAGGAGTATCATGACCATCCTTCTCATCATATATAGTAAAAAGTACATAATCATCAAAAGGAGAAATGCGAATTGTACCATCTCCTTGTGGTAACGCTTGTTCATTTACTGAAAGATTCTTAAATCTTTTGTAAATTTCATCCTTACTTTCTGGGCGAGCTATTCCAGTAAGAATACCCTCAAGAGTCTTTCCTCTTATCTGCCCAATTAATTTTTGTCTAGCCTTTTTAATTGTTATTGTCCTATTCGCCATCTGATGTAGTTATAGTTTGTACTTGTGTAGGAGAAATAGAAGCTTTAATGTTTCTTCTATCTTGGAATGAAGTTACATACCTCGTCCTAACCACAAGTTTTTCTGTTATCTTATTACTGGTGTCAGCATCATTTGTAGAACTGTTACTTATCACTATCTGACTTCCAGTATCATTAGGTAATTCATTGTACACTTTTGCTATTGTAGGAACGGTCCCTAAATTTATTTTCATTATTCGTTTTCCGTACTTCTTAGGATCGTTAGAAACTAATCGTGCCTTTTTGATGATCTGAGTATTATCATTCTTATTGTAAAGTCTTAAAGTATAATTTATAGCAAATGAGACAGCTATGGCACTATTAAGTATGATAGGTCTAAATAATACAGCCTCGTCAAAATTAGCTGTCTGTGTAAACATCTGTTCACTTGTCATCACGAAACTTAGTCCTATCTGTTCACTCACAGTGATCTGATGGAAGACAACATAATTACCACCAGTGCTATTTAACGTAGCAATAAAATTTTCAAAAGTAGATCCTACAACTTGTCCGGACAGTTCAAAATAATCACCATCATCTGCTTCTTTTACTTCTGCATAAAAATTATCATATATGTCACGTGAATTTATCTTAGCTTCATTAATGTCTTTAACACTGTAAATATCATAACCGTTTTCATTAGTGGTTAAATATATTCCTCTAGCCTTTATATTAATAGGAGTACTACTAAGGAACCCTTGACCTTCAGTAAATTTATAGCCTAAACAATTTGGATCATTAACATTAAAAGTATTTAGCATCCAATAGAGTGAAGGTACTCTAAATTCAATATACGATGCATACAACTTATCGGCTAATAAAAGTGGGTCTGGGTTAAAAACTGGAGTATCGGTCCTTAAGAAATTAATAGAGGCCATATTGATATAAACACTATCTCTTCTAATAGCCTGAATATCAAAAATGATGCCGTCATACTGTCCTTCAAAATTAAACCCAGCTATGAAGTGTATTTTAACTTTATCATATTCTACATCTAGGATGGGTAAAAAAGTTTGTAATAAATTGACGCTGTCTGTCAATTCAGGATCATAATCATTGTAAGGTACACCTACATCGGTATTAAGATATGCATATTCCGTATCATTTTCTTTAACAGAAGCTGCTGAAATATCTCGGTAATTTCCCATCTCTGTAGCCACTGCTTCAGTATTAAAGAGGTACATTCCTTTATTATGCCCATCTGCCATCAATTCGATAGGATAGGTATCTGTAGGAAATACATCAGGACTAGCTTGGTCCGTGTAAATGTATTCTACCAGTATTTGATCTGATATTTGTAAAAACCTTGATGAATCCATATATCTTATTTATTTACCCCACTGAAGCCACTTCGGTGAATAATTCAAACCAACACCAAAATAAGGTGAAGGTTTTGTGGCGGCTAACGAAAATCCGTAACCTACACTTATACCAACTCCCCAAGTTTTGCGTGCCTGTTTCCACATTTTTTTATTTTTATCATCATCCAATATACTTGCACCTTGGATGTTTGAAAAAGTTACACCTGGATAAGGTGTCTCTACATTTATCATAATCTTGCCAGTCTCTTTATCTTTAGTAAGAAATGTTGATAATGAAATAGATTGTCCTAATTCAAAAGAACCTTTACCAGGTACCACTGGATTAGAACTATCCCCTTCTAAAAGATAAGGAATTGTTCCTGAAAGATTTCTCCAATTACCTTCAGAGAAAAAAGTTGAATCCTGGAATGTTAATTCTCCACCTGTACTATCACCTGTTGCACTAACATTAACATCTCTTATGCTATCCTTAATGACCGTTACCACTTTAGTTATGGTAATGGGCGGCTTATTTTTCAACTCAGTGTAATCACCTAAAAGATTCTTATAAGTACCTTTAAGTTCATCAACAGTTAATTCATATCCTTGAATTTCTCCAACTAAATCACCATTCTTTTTTTGATACATTTTAATTGTATCTTGTGAAGCTTCATGATTATTAAATATTCGCTCAACCTCTTCTTTATTGTTTTCTATTTGAAGTTGTAAACTGCGTGCTTGGTTGCATGTGGAAAGTAAGAATAAGAGTAACCCAACAAAGATAGCTCCTATTAATAAAGAGCGGTTCTTAGGATCTAAGATCCAGGAAATTATATTTTTTATGATTAACATTTAACAATTTCCATTAATTTATTTGGGGTCACAGCAGCTGCACCGTATTTTTCAATGAGTTCTTCCAAGAATGTTTTTTCTTTATCCTTTAAGTCATCCACCCTATCTAATAAAGCAGTCCTCTTTTCAACAAGTTCATTTATAGTTTGCTGCATGAGATCCATCTGAGTGTGTATCTCATCATAATTTTCTACAAATTCCACTAACCTTCTTTTTTCTTCGTATGTCATAATCCTAGTTTTTCTTCTATTGCTTTAAGTCTTTCTTCGAGGAATTTAATCTTTTCATCCTTTTCTTCTATTAAATTATTAAGATCTTTAATTGCTCCTACTGCGGTAGTAAAGATAGTATTGTAATTAAGAGAAAGTTCATTTTCTACGACACCATCTCCTGTTACCATGACTGCTTCAGGAATTATTTTTTCCACTTCTTGAGCAAAAAAGCCTAAGCCCATACCACCCTGTTGGCTTAATTCATTCCACTCATATAAAACAGGATCCAATTTAATAATTTTATCTAAAGCACCACCGCTTTCTAATCGCGCTATTTCTGTTTTCAAACGCTTATCTGATGTATAATTGTAATGCCCAGTTTGCCATGTCATCCCGTAAACATGAAGTTGAGCGGTATGTGTTCCGCTTTGCCAGGCTCTGGCTTGGTATGCTTGAGTCACACCCAGAGACCCAGCATAACCTGTACTTATTATTTCATGAGCACTCATGAGAGGGTTCATTGTAAAGGTTGGGGCAACATTGCTATTATTACCTATAGAAGTAGATCCTGATGCATCTACTCTTATACCTCCAGCAGTATCGGCCGGTGCTATAACGAATCCTGCATTAGCATTACCACTATTTTTTCGGGTATTAGCATTGGTAACACTATCAGACCAGAATATACCAAAATCTCCATCCATAGTTATAGGATTCCACCAGTTGTTTCCTGTTCTAGGAACTATCCACATATTTCGATAGCCTGGAAATTGAACAGTATCTCCTATATTAATACCACCACCAAAAGAATTTGTTGTACCAACAGCAGTTTGGAATGTCCCAGCTGCCTGTGCTAAAGGATCCGATATATCTAAAGGACCCTGAGTTTCAGGAGTAATAATGATACCTCCTTGTCCCCCACCCAACTTAGCATAATAGTGAATGTCATTCGTAGTAGAATAGTGCCCCATACTTATACCACCACCCCCTGAAGGTCCTACCATAAAAGTACCGTAGCGGATACCGTTTGTTGCTGTGGAATGATCTCCATAAAAACACTTGGTGGTTGAATTGTGACCGCTCATATTAGCGTACACTCCTGTATTGTTCCCAAAGCCGGTAAGCATTTCAACATCAAGGCCTTTGTTGTATGTTAGTAGCGAGGAAGCTGCGTTTTCTACTTTAAATTTTCCACCTGTCCAATTATGTCCTTCTGCTGCTCCAGTCATAGAATTGTACTGACAAAAACTTGCCCCTGCATTACCGGTGAGGTTAATAAGTCTATTGTATATTCCTACCCATGGTACGAGAGGATTATCTT